CCATCTTCTAATAGCTTTAGCTTTATACTTGATTTACGATCAATAAGTACTTCGTATTGCTTGTCATCTCTTAAAAATGATAGAGATATAGAGTATCCATTATTTACATAACGATTAGGTATATCTGCTTTTTTAATACCTTTTGAGTTTTTATTAAAAAGAACTTCTTCTAAAACTAACGGGATGGAGGATTTCCCCACCCCGTTAGTGCCAAGAATTTGAGTAATCTTTTGTTCGGACAAATCTAAAGCATTGTTCTCTCCATAAGAAAAACAATTACTCCATTTCAAGGTTTTTAGTGTAATCATTAAAAAGTCCTACAATGTCCGGTATTTTTTCATCTGGAATCTCTAAAATATATTTTAAATACTCCACTAATTCCTCTCCTATACTCATTTCTTTGCTAAGAATAAGAGAGGCTTCGTTACTCCTTTTCACTACTTTTTTATCCAGTAGTTCATTTGCTTGTACTGCAGCCAGGTCTCCGATATCTCCTTCAAGTTCATAGATTATGTGGTCAACCTCTCCAGGAATCATTTCCTTCGGATCGGTAACAGTTTTTCTAATAAGCTGAGGAAGGTCAAATGGCTCCCACAGCCAAGCCCAAGTAGCTGGATTTATTAGTAAATATCCTGTCTGAACTTTTGTCCTATGAAAAGAAGTAGTCATTGGACTACCTGGATAAACAATATTTCTTTGAGTATTGCTATGAGCGTGTAAATCTCCTGCAAATACAACAGGAAAATCCTCAAATCTATCTAAGTTTACCTCTGGAGTCACATGAGGAGGTATTTCACCCCTCACATGAGTAAACAGAGGCATAGAAGTGTCAAAATGCTCAATACTGCCATTCTTATGCAACTCATTATATGGAAGTATAGAAAATCCCATATCTTTGTCCACATAAGAAATATCAATTATAGATACTAACGGATTAATATCTCTTGATACTTGCTTTAATTGAGAAAAGAAACTCTTGTTCTTCTTAGTAGCTTCATGGTTGCCTGGATATATAATAGTAGGTATCTTGACTGCTTTTATAAAGCTAAAATAAAGTTCTAGCTCATCCATACTAGGTAGGCGATCAAAGAGATCGCCCCCTATTATGTGCATATTACACTGATTTTCAAGAGAATAGATTTGTTCAAAAAATAACTTATACCTATTCTTCGCCCAGGCTACTGGGACATTCTTTTGACCGAGTTTAATATGCCAATCGGCAGTAAAGAGAATCATGCTACGTCAAACAACTCATCAATTTCTTCATCTACATTTTCTTCCTGAGTACCATTACTGATACGGTCAAGAAGTTCTTTTTGAGCATCAGCAGTAGGACGCGGCAGCAACTCATCAATAGGAGTTGCATTAGCTATTACTTCTCTCTGCTCGTCTGTCAGAGGCTTGGTATTCTTCAAGCACTTGATTTGATCAAGAGTGTACTCCACATTATAAACGTGAGGGCCAGTCTTGGTGCGCTTGAAGTGAACTTCCCAGCCATTTTCTGGGTCGCATGGGTCACCAAGTTCTGCAGCAGCTTGCTGGATTTGATCCATCAATTTTTTCTTGAGATTAAAGACTTTCGCTTTACCGTCCTGAAGATCAATACATTGAATAGAGTAAGACCAGGTTGCTTTAATGTCAGGAAAAACTTCCCGAACCCAATCTTTCTCTGCATTAGTAAATTTCTCTTTCTCTCTGTCGAAAGCAAGGCACTCTATAGGAAGGTTTTTATCGTTTTCGCCTTTTACCCAGTAGATATAACGAGGAAGCAGATCGCCAAATATGCGAACAGAATTATCCCCATTTCGATAAGTGTATTGCTCAATAGATTTCTTCTGAGCGGAACCAGCAGCAGTGGTAAATTTAATACCCATATTTTTTCTCCTTTAGTGAGTGGTTTCTTCCCATTTAAAATAAATTTCATTATTTATGATAGTAAGTAACCTGTTGTCTTTTAGTGGCTCTATGTCAACTGGACTTTCCAGCGTTCTTAGAGTTTTGCGTTTTGTGACTTTATATTCAGCTAGGCTGCGAAAACTTGCTAAGGCCACATACTCAGCAAGTTCTTTATCTGTAAAGACATTTCTATGCTGAAAGATAGGCTCTGGATTGAGGATAAAAGAATCTCCAGACCAGTCTATCTTCGATAGAACTTTA